AACCAATGCGTTTTCCATGTCACGTTTTAACTCAAGTCCACGTTTCATCATCTGGTAGTTCATCTCACGATCACGGCCAGCACGATCAGTTGATTCAAGAGTACCAGAGACCATTGCGGTCTTGCTGCCTATTTGACAAAAGTTAGTCAGTCTAACAGTAGCAGTAGCTGGAGAAAATGCAGCATCTGCCCCTTCAACTACTTTGTTATCTGTAACAGCGTCAAGGTTATCGGTTTGCCATTCATGAGTAGTGCTTTTAGCTTTCGCTTTAGGAGCCATACTTAAAAATGGGGTTGTATCAGGCTCTACATTATAAATAATGCCTGAAAGGTCTTCTCTGATACCAACACTATCATAGGTATCTGTGGATGTTGAACTCATAATAATTCCTCAAGTGTAGCCTAGCCATTCATAATCCTCATTGCTTGTTCAAGTGTAACTCCACCTGGTTTTTGCAAAGAGTCCATTCCGGCTTTTGCTTTTCGGGCTTGCGCAGTTGTTTTACTTGCAGCACCCTTGGTCTTAATTGATTTTTTGACTGTTTTAGCTTTCGCTGCACCAGCCGCTAGTTTAGTTTGGGATTGGTTGAAACGGAATGCGTCAACTAATACCCTGATTTGACGATGATCGTAGATGGTGTAAAGTTCGTCTGTTGTGAAGCCATAAGCTTCAGCAGCATGTTTTGAAGCATCACTTAAAAGGGTTGAGCCTTCTTCGCTTAACTCAGGTAGTGCAACAGTTAGTTTACCCATTTCTTCAGCACGTACACTTTGTGCGTACTGATTGTTTTCAGCTGTAACTTCTGAACTAACTTCCTGTTCTTTTTGGGATGCTTGCTCATAAGCCATTTTAGCAGCTTCAAACGCTGACTTCATCTCATCAAACTCAATGGGGTCTTCTTTCTGTAGAACTTCCCAGTCCACATTAACAAACTTAGATAGTTTTTCGCTTGACGCAACTTTGTAGTCTGATATGCCTTTTAAGTACTCGTTTTTTAATTCAAGTACAGCATTTTTATCAGCAGCTAGTGCTTTGCGTTCAGCTGCAACTTCTTGTGTTACTTTAGTAAATTGGCTTTGACGCATATAGCCCTTCTTAGCTTCTTCTACATCAGTAATTACAATTTCTTCATCACCATCAGTGATTTTAAAAAGAAAATCTTCTTTCTCGTCTTCATCATCCTCTTCTGATTCTTCTTCATCATCTGGTTGCTCTTCTGTAGAGTCCTCTGATTCAATTTCCTCTTCATCGGTTTCGACCTGTGCGGTCTCTTCTTCGTCCTTATCAGTTATAGTGGCTACACTGTCTGATTTTTCTTCTGGCTTGTCCATAAAGTCCAAAGCCTCATCGATTCCTGCAAAAACAGGTTGATCGTTGTTTTCCATTTTATTCTCCGGTATATATTTTTTCTTGGAATTGTTTTTCTTGTGGTTCCTCTAATTTTGATAATTTATCAGCTAATGTAAAAATTAATCCTTGTACGTCACGATAAGGTAACGCAGATAATTCATCAAGTATAGCAAGCCCTTCATCTCTTGTAAGCTCAATCATTTTCAAGTTCACTTAGTCTTTTTGATTCTTGTGACCACGTTTCAAACTTAGAGTTTAATGTCCTTAATGATCTAAGTTGTCTTACTATTGACATAGCGCAATCAGAATCATCTGTATGTAAACCATCAAACCCAAGGTGTAAACAATCGTACATGTCTTGTACACATTGTATGTAAGACTCTGAATTAAGTAATACAGAAGCTCTTTGGCCTCTTTCTATTAACTCGTTATTAGTGAGTGATGTTTCCTTTTTGTTCATTGCTGTCCTCCAAAGCATCGTCTAAAATAGCACAAGAAAAAGCACAAAAACTACTAGCTGCTCTTAAACGTGCGTTTTTACCAACTGTTAAACACAATGACCCAGTACCTTGATCGTCTTCAAGAACGCCTCCAAAGTACATTAGTTCACCTGATTGTATACTTTCTTTGGCTAATCTAAAAAAATTTTCTAGTTCATCTAGGCTATCTTGGATTTTAGTGTTGTTAATGTCTACTACATCTCCCACTTATTACTCCTAGTCTGAACCTACTTTAACTGCTCTGTTTTGTGTTGATTCTAGTTGAAGCTCGGCAATCTTAAACTCGTTATTATCTTCATGTTGTTGTATTTTAAATTGAAGTTCCATTTCTTCTATTTCAAGCCTTTTGGCATCGATCTGTAGTTCCATGTCTTTTTGTTCAACTTCTTTTTGTTTGAATTGCATTTCTGCTTGTAGTTTTTGTTCTTCTATACTTGGCCCTTCTTCAGTATTATCTGACTCAGGTTTAGTAAAGAATTTGTTACCATCTTTACGCCCAGCTACTTTAGCTTTTTCCATTGCTAAGTTCCAAATATTGGTTGGTGTAATAAGTGTACCTAATCCACCTCCATTTACAATGCTTTGTACAGTTTGTTCAATTTGTTGCATTTGCATCATTTGTTGATTTTTTGAACCGTTACCAATACCTACAGTAACATTCATATCATAGCGATTACGCCATTCAGATGGATTAATTGCAATGAACTCACCGTTGTTGTTACGAACCTTTCGGTCAGGTGTTTCATGCTGTAAACCAATCCTGTGTATACCAAGCATTAAATCTTTAAGGCCAGTTTCAGCAAATACACGAGCTATAAGCTCTAGTTTTTGTTCAGCTGACGACATAACTAGTTCAGCTGTACTAGCAGCAGTGTTAGAATTGAACATCTTAGGATCAAGACCCTGTCCACGCTCAGAAACACCTGATCTACGCTCTGCTAAAGCATCAGCGTACCCTAGTACCTGAAATGCTGATTGGTCTAATTGAGGGGTAGGAAGAGCTTCTACAGCCCCTTGGAAATTCATCCGTACAATCCCAGCTGGTGAACTAGACATAAGATCATCAAGGTTAACTTGACCATCTACTACACCAAAACGACCGTTGTTTATTCTTTCTTGGTTATCAAGCAAATTACGGGTTACTTTAGATTTAAGTAACTGTATATCCATAATAGGATCAGCAGGAGAACCACCTACATGGCGGTGTGGTACAATAATAGGTGACCAGGAGTATATTTGCGCTTCTGAGACTTCGTTTTCTTCAAGAATAGTGTCTCCAACACGAAAAAACTGCCATAATTCGTCAAGGCCATCACCGTTCATGTCAACACGTAAATATTCTTCTTTTAAAAGAACTTCGCGGCTAGATCCTAGCTCAAAACTTTCTTGTTTTAACCCATCAGAAATTTCATCATGACGATCGTTGTACAAAGTGTTAGTTATTTCTGAATCATCTTCAATATCATTATCAATATCAAAACCCATAGCCCTAATTTCAGATATTCTACGTTTAGCATGGTGTGCAACGTATCTAGCTGAAACAATATCAGTATCGCCTTCTGAAATTCTCATTTCTTCAGGTGGAACATTAGATATAACAGTTCTATCGCGACCAGTAATACGAGAAACAGAAACGGTTACTAATCCGTCATCTTGTTCCAGCATTTCAACGTCACCTTCAAAATCTTCTCCTAGATCACCTAGCAGTTTAGCAACTTGTTCTTCTGATTGGTTTTCGTATTCATCAAAAGTGGGTTCAGCTGTCTCACGCAAAGCTTTAACGTAACCCACTTTGTTCATTAAACCATCTTTTAACCAATTGTACCCAATTTTAAATCCGGGGTTGTCACGATAAAAGACCCAATTAACGTATTCAGTTTCTTGGATAGCTGATTCAATATCATCTTCATCTTCTGGGTCAAATATAACGGCTTTATCTGAGCTAAAGAAAATCTTAACTAGATAAGGCATAATTGATTCAATAGTTTCGTACACTTCACGGGTAATAAAACGTGAGCGTCCAACAATTTCATTACCGTACGGCTTACCGTGGTAATAATCGTTTAATTTTTCTATGCGTTCAGATAATAACCCATCATGCGCGCCTATACTAGCATCTGACTCATTTCTTAGACGAGTTAAAAGCTCTTCACTATTCATTTTATCGGCCACTAAACAATTCCTCTAGTTTGAACAGGTAGTGCTTGACCTGAGTATTTGTTATTACCATCTGATTCCACTCTCGTCTTAGCGTACAATGAACGTGATTGAAAAGCGTAACGTGTGCTTGACATAAGGTCATCAACTAACGCTACAATCTTACCATCTTGACGATGGTACATACCTTTTTCTTCAAACCACTGTCCACAAGTACTGAATACTTTAAATTGCCCGTTTTGCATAGCTTGTAACAGAGCGTTAATACCTGGTTCAATTTTAATATCGCCTTTTCCTTTATCACCCGGTGTAGGAGGGTTTCTAAAATGCTCAATGGTCATATTAACACCTTGCGCACGATATTGGTCAGCTAGATTGTTACCAGAACCCTTCTCATGAGACATACCATCATGAGGCCATACACAAGGTATCCATTGTCCTCTTCCCTTTAGAGCAGGGGCGTGTTGTTGTGCTGTCATTTGAGATTGTCTGTACTCAGCGTACAAATAACATATATCAGCTTCTCTATCCCAAGCAAGCCATACAGCAGCTGTAGGGTGATCCCAACCAAAGTCAACACCACATATTCTTGGCCAGTACTCAGGTAGCTCAAACGGCTCGATCATAATGTCTGCATCACGTATGCCAGCAAATACCATACCTGAACCAAACACTGGCTCTCCCCTAGTTCTCATTTTAGCTTCATGAGGTGGGTACTGAGCTAATAACTGCATCTTTCGTTCTTCTGAAAGGTGTGGTGCATCGTCCCAAGTTGCTTGTAATAGCTTTTGACCGGGACGTATATCATTCATGAATTGATGTATAACTGAGGTAACACCATCTTCTGGTGTGAATGTCATCATTACAATACCGTCAGTAGCCACTGTACGGGTAATGCACTGAGTATAGATACCTGAGTCAGGTTGCTCATCAAGCCAAATCCAATCCATTGGACGGCCCATGTATTTTGCCTCACCTTGCTCATAGGCTTTAAAGTCCAACCGTGATACACCGTTCTCTCTACCTGTGTCAATATCATGGTGTTTTACCAGTACCGTTTGTACTGCGTTAGGAACTTGTGGTTTACGTGTAGTAGATACTATATCAATTTTGGGTATAAAACCTGCACCTTG